GACGGCGACTTCGACACTGGTAACGTCCGTTACAAGTCCCGTGAGCGTTACAGCTTCGGCTGGTCTGACCCATTGGGTATGTACGGCTCGTCCGGCGCTTAATCCCTCGGGATTATTTGAGAAGGCCCCCTTGTGGGGCCTTTTCTTTTGGGGTATATTGACAGCAAACCCGGACTTTCCGGTGTATCTGACGGCTCCGGGCCGACGACATGCAGACAGATACGCCTTATCGCATGTGAGGAATCATCATGGCACGCACTTCGTTCTCCGGCCCAGTAGCATCCGCAAACGGCTTCATCGGCAACGTCACAGGTAACGTCACCGGCAATACAACCGGCACAGTCACAGGCAACGTAGTTGCTACTGCTGGCTACATTCAACTCCGTACAGCCACAAGCGCACAGATTGCTGCTATCGCTAACGCCGTGAATACCACAGGCAAAGTAGCTGGCACCATCGTGTTTGACACCACACTGGGCACCCTGAAGATTGCAACAGGCGCAAACGCTAATAGCACTTGGGTCAACGCTGACGGCACCACCGCTGTTACGCCCTCCTAATTAGGAGGCAGTTATGGCAAACTATGGCAAAGTTTCCTCGGTAACCCAGAAAGGGTTATTCGAGCCGTTTGGGCTGCAAGTGTCGCGTGGGCAAATTGCGTTCCATACCCCGGTTGTTGTCTTCGGGTACAACCCTGATCTTGATACCTCGGAAGAGAGTGTCTGGCCTAACGGTGGGGTTGTACCGCACCCTACGGTTGCCTCGGTGCTCAAGATTAGCTCGACCAGTACGGATGACGCCGCTGCGGGTATAGGCGCACAGACCGTGTTCATTGGCGGGGTTGACGGAAACTACAACGTAGTGAGCGAGACCGTCGTATTGAATGGCCAAACCGCAGTCAACACCACAAACTCGTACCTGTACGTCAACCAGTTCTACGTGACTCGTGTGGGCTCTGGCGGTGCAAACGCTGGCGCAATCAACGCCGGTACAGGCACCGTGACTGCGGGAGTTCCTGCTGTCTTGTACGACGAGATTGCCGTTGGTTACAACCAGCGCACTACGGCTCATTACTGTGTGCCTGCGGGATACAGCGGGTACATGACCAGTGGGATCGTTACGGCGGGTCAAGCCTCTGGGTCAACTTCGGTGACCATGTTTTTGAAACAGCATGGCCCTGATGGCATCTTGCGTGTTGGCGCGGTGACAACACTGAACAATGGTTCGGTGCAGTATGACTTTGATCCCCCCTACATTATCCCCGAGAAAAATTGTATCGGTGCGACCGCAATAGGTTCCGCTGCAAACAACTCGGTCAGTTCGTATTTCAACATTGTGCTGATTAAAAACAGCTACGACTCTGGAAATTCTTAATCATGGCTAAGTCACCAGCATGGCAGCGCAAAGAGGGCAAATCCGAAAAGGGTGGCTTGAATGCCAAGGGACGGGCTTCGGCCAAAGCCCAAGGCATGAACCTCAAGGCTCCACAGCCCGAGGGCGGCTCACGCCGCGACTCTTTCTGCGCAAGAATGTCTGGGATGAAGAAAAAACTGACGAGCGAGAAAACGGCCAACGACCCAAACTCGCGGATCAATAAATCGTTGAGAGCATGGGCATGCTAGATGTAAAACGCGATTGGGGCAGAATCCCAAAGACAACAGACGAGCAAGGGCGCTATCGTTGCAGTAAATGCCGCGAGTGGAAAGAACCGTCTGCATTTAGCAAAAATAAAACCCAAACGACTGGGCTTAACTACGCATGCAAGCCTTGCATGATTACTCGCACACGCAAATACAATTTGCCTGCAAAATACGGTATTACATCGGCGCAGTTTGCGGAAAAACTTTTAGCTCAAGGTGGGAAATGCGCTTGTTGTAGCATTCAATTTGAGTTTGATGGGGTACGCAACAACAGACCCTGCGTAGATCATAATCACACTACTAGCGAGGTGCGCGACCTGCTCTGCGGGAAATGCAACTTGGCAGCAGGAAACGTTTCAGATAGCTCTACGAAGGCAGAGCAACTTGCAACATATTTGAAAAAATGGAATTGCTGACATGGAACTGATGGCTTGGAACGTACTGCTGTCATTTACGTCAGCGGCCCTGCTCTTTTGGGTAAAGGTGTCTCACGACGAAGTAAAGCGTGTGAGCATTTTGCTGAGTAAGACCCGCGAAGAGAACGCTGAGAAGTACGTGACCAAAGCCGATGTGCATGGCGACATCAATCGTGTTCTGGCCCGATTAGACCGGCTTGAGGGCAAGATTGATGACTTCATGAAGGAGCAGCGCAGTGCCCTCAGTTAGCAAGAAGCAACATAATTTCATGGCGGCTGTGGCGAATAATCCAGAGTTTGCTAAGAAAGCAGGCGTCCCACAGTCCGTGGGCAAAGAGTTCAACCAAGCGGACAAGGGCCGCAAATTTTCTAAAGGTGGCGATATGAAATCCGAAGCAATGAAAAAAGGCGGCATGCCTATGAAAATGAAAGACGGCAAAAAAGTGCCTATCTTCATGAACAAAGGCGGTGCAACTGGCATGGGCAAAGTTAAAACTGCTGCTCCCAGCAAAGACGGCGTTGCTGTCAAAGGCAAGACCAAAGGTAAGATGGTCACAATGAAATCCGGCGGCAAAACCTGCTAAGGAGCACACCATGAGCGAAGCAGAACGACGCGCACGTCAAGAGCAAGCTGACCGCAAGGCGCAAGATGCCGCGACTAAGGCATATAACGCTGCCAGCAAAACCCCACCGTCTGAGGACCCCCGTGACGGTGTTCGGGGGCAAAAAGGGTATAAAAAAGGCGGCGTGACTCGTGCTGACGGTTGCGTAACCAAAGGCCACACCAAAGGCAAGATGGTTGCTATGGCCTACGGCGGCAAGACTTGCTAAGGAGCTGATCATGATGGCATCCCGTGGTATGGGCGATATCAGCCCCTCGAAAATGCCCGGCGCTAAGGAAATGGCGCGACGGGATGACACTGATTTCACCCAGTACAAAGAGGGTGGCAAGGTAAACGCCGCTGGCAATTACACCAAGCCGAGTCTTCGCAAGAAGATTTTGTCGCAGGTAAAGGCCGCAGCAACGCAGGGCACTGGCGCAGGTCAGTGGTCGGCGCGTAAAGCACAGCTCGTGGCCAAGAAGTACAAAGCTGCTGGTGGTGGGTATCGGGACTGACATGAAAGCACCGCAGAAATCGCTCAAGGATTGGGGGGACCAGAAATGGCAAACCAAGTCCGGTAAGCCGTCTTCCAAGACGGGGGAGCGATATTTGCCCAAAGCTGCCATCAAGTCGTTGACCCCGGCTGAATACGCTGCTACAACCAAAGCCAAACGTGCTGGTAAAGCGGCGGGTAAGCAGTTTGTTGCCCAGCCCAAGTCCATCGCAAAGAAAACAGCAGGGTTTAGATAATGGCAACCACCGGCACCACAGCATTTAACCTCGACATGAACGACCTCATTGAGGAGGCGTTTGAGCGTTGCGGCCAAGAGTTGCGTACGGGCTACAACTTTCGCACTGCACGTCGGTCGTTAAACTTGTTGACAATTGAGTGGGCCAACCGTGGGCTGAACTTTTGGACTGTTGAGCAGGGTCAGATTCCGATGGTAACGGGTCAGGCCATGTACCCCATGCCTACGGACACGATCAACCTGCTGGACACTGTTATTCGCCAAAGCAACGGCACATCCAACCAGATCGACATCAACATCAGCGGTATCTCTGAATCGACCTACATGAGCCTGCCAAATAAGTTGGCACAAGGTCGCCCAATTCAGGTCTGGTACAACCGTCAGTCCGGCCAAGAGAATCCAACAACCGTCACTCTTGACGGGGCTATCAACGCTACTGACACCACAATCACGGTGTCTGACGTGTCCAAGCTGACCACGTCCGGGTTCATCAAAGTTGGGGCTGAGACCATCAGCTACCCTAACGTCAACCCAGTGACGAACCAACTGCTCAACTGTGCCCGTGGGCAGAACTACACAACGGCTGCGTCCCATCTCAATGGTGCGGCGCTGACGGTACAGAACTTGCCTGCGATCAATGTGTGGCCAACACCCAACGCCCCCGGTGACCAGTACATGTTTGTGTATTACCGCATGCGCCGCATCCAAGATGCTGGCTCTGGTGTGACGGTTCAAGACATTCCATTCCGCTTCATCCCCTGTATGGTGGCAGGGTTGGCGTATCTGTTGAGCATGAAGCTGCCAGACGTTGACCCCAATCGTGTTATGGGGTTGAAGGCCGAATACGAACAGCAGTGGGAATTGGCGCAAGCGGAAGACCGTGAAACAGCCCCGTTGCGATTTGTGCCTAGGAACATGTTCTATGCGTAAGGTGTCCTATGCCTAATCGGTTTGCATCAGGCAAGTACGCCATAGCGGAGTGTGACCGCTGCGCACAAAGGTACAAGCTCAAGGAACTGCGCACCCAAACGGTTAAGACCAAGCCGTTTAAGGTCAAAGTTTGCAAGGCGTGTTGGGACCCTGATCACCCGCAGTTGCAATTGGGTATGTATCCGGTTGATGACCCACAAGCTGTGCGGGAGCCACGTCCAGATGTGAGCTACACGGTGTCGGGGCAAAGTGGTTTGCAGCTTTTGCTCACCAACAGCTTGGACGAAGAGGGCTTTGGCTACCCAGAAGCCGGTAGTCGGGTCTTCCAGTGGGGGTATAACCCTGTTGGTGGTGCAAGTGGGTTTGATACGGGGCTGACACCAAATAACTTGGTATTGGCTGTGGAACTTGGTACAGTTACGGTTGCAACGACATAAGGAGTCGATCATGGATGCGAAAAAAGCAGTGCGCAAGCACGAATCAAATATGCACCCCGGTGCAAAGCCCACCAAATTGGCCAAAGGTGGCAAGACAAACGCTCAGATGAAATCTCTGGGTCGTGGTTTGGCCAAGGTAGCCAACCAGAAGAAGTCTTCCTTCACCTACAAAAAAGGAGCCTGACATGGCCACTTTTAGCAAAAAGGTAATGGGCAAAGAAGTCGGCCAAGCCGATGTCTATGCTCCGCCACACACGATGGACGGCAAGGCTGGTGTGGACATCAAGAACAGCGGCTACCAAGGTGGTAACCGTTTAAAGGCCAATGATGTCAACATGTCTGTTGGCAATATCAGCCGTGATGACTACCCTGCCCCCAAGACATCCGGCATCAAGATGCGTGGTACTGGATGCGCTACTAAAGGTGTGATGTCACGAGGCCCGATGGCATGAACTACGCCCAGCTTGTTGCGTCTATTGAAGCGTATACGGAAAACAACTTTCCGGATGTAACGCTGGGCGACGGGTCTATAGAGACTTCAAAGGAGCAGGTTGACCGCTTCATTCAACAAGCCGAGCAGCGCATCTACAACACGGTGCAGTTCCCCTCGTTACGCCGCAACATGACGGGCAACGTCCAATCCGGCAATAAGTATCTTAAAGCCCCAGATGATTTTTTGGCTCCGTATTCCTTGGCGGTTATAGATGCGACAGGGAACTACGAGTACTTGCTGAATAAGGATGTGAACTTCATCCGTCAGGCGTACCCCAATCCAACCACGGATGTGGGCATACCGAAATACTATGCGTTGTTTGGGCCAGCTATTGTGGGTGGGCAAATTACAGACGAGCTGACGTTCATCATGGGGCCAACCCCTGACACGACTTACACAGTCGAGCTGCACTTTTACTACTACCCTGAGTCCATTACAACAGCGGCTGATGGCCGCACATGGTTGGGCGACAACTTTGACACCGTGCTGCTGTACGGTGCGCTGGTTGAGGCGATTACGTTCATGAAGGGGGAAGCCGACATGGTGGCCCTGTATGACGGCAAGTACAAAGAAGCACTGGTTCTGGCCAAACGTCTGGGTGACGGTATGGAGCGTCAAGACGCGTATCGTTCTGGTCAATATAGACAGGCGGTGACTTGATGGCTTTTACCGGCAACTTTTCTTGCAACACGCTTCGCAGTGGGCTGGCCAACGGGACGATCAATCTGTCCACGGACACCTTTCGCTTGGCGTTGTACACCAACGCTGCGTCACTTGACCAAACCACCACAGCCTACACGTCAGACGGGGAAGCCTCTGGCGGCAACTATGTAGCAGGTGGGCAAGTGGTGACAGCAACAGTGAGTTCTGCACCCACTACAACAGGCAGCGTCACCTACGTCACGTTTACAAACGCTTCGTGGACAGGCTCCATCACGGCCCGTGGGGCGCTGATCTATAAAGCTGGAGCCAACGGCGCAGTTTGCGTGCTGGACTTCGGTAACGACAAAACTTCAACCAACACGTTTGTTGTGCAGATGCCCGCTGACACCAGCACATCTGCGCTCATCAGACTGATCTAAGGACAAAACATGGCTCTGGTTACAACCACCAAAGGCGAAATGGACGATTCCCTGCTTGAGAAAAAAGAAGGGTTCGTCGATAATGACCACGAGTACACGACTTGGGTTGAGTACTGGTTGGCTGGGGAACTTGTGCACCGTTCTGCGCATGTGTCCCTCAAGAAAAACGTAAGTTCTGCGGTAGAAGCCGCATCTTTTAATTAAGGAGCCAATCATGGCAAACACCCAAGCAATGACGACCAGCTTCATGGGCGAGTTGATGACTGCAACGCACAACTTCGGCACTGCCCCAGTTCGTGCAAGCGGCGCAACAGATACTTTCAAAGCAGCGTTGTATCTGACAACAGCCACTGTGAATGCGTCTACTACAGCCTACTCGGCAACCAACGAAGTGTCGGGCTCTGGCTACACGGCAGGCGGCGTGGCGGTTTCGTTCGGAACTCCTCCTACGGCCACCAACAGTTCTACGACAGCGGGCGTGGCATTTGTCACACCTTCGGCCAGCATCACATACACCACAGTGACCTTGGCTACAGCGTTTGACGCAGTACTGATTTACAACTCGACACAGGCTGACAAGGCCGTGAGCGTACACACCTTCGGTTCACAAACTGTGACTGCTGGCACCTTCACACTGACGATGCCTGCGAACACGACAACCACTGCGTTGATCCGCTTGGCCACAACCTAATCTACTCGGAGGTAGCGCATGACTACCGCATGGGGCGAAGGTACATGGGGTGAATATTCTTGGGGCGGCTCCCAGTCGGAGATTGCCGGGAATAGCGCCGCCGGTGCCGTAGGCACAATGACCGCTGAGGTCGTCTATGCGGAAGACATCACAGGTGTAGAGGCGCAGGGCGCTGTAGGCACGGTAGCAATGGGTGAGCGCACGGTGGCGCTTACGGGCGTGTCCGCTTCTGGCGCAGTGGGGGATGTGGCTGAGACCAACAGCCCCGCAGAGGATGGCGTTGTTGCGCAGGGTCAGGTTGGCCTAGTCGGTTCTGCCCGCACGGTGGCGCTCACAGGTGTAGAGGCTCTGGGGGGTGTGGGCAACGTGGACTTCGCGTATGCCGCGTTCCTGTCGGGCGTACAGGCTTTGGGTAACGTAGGCAACATGCTTGCTGCGCCCATCGGTACAGGTGTTGCGGCTGGGGGCCAGACGGGCACAGTAGGCTCTGTCCGTACGGTTGCGTTGACGGGCGTGGGTTCGTTAGGTGCAGTGGGCACTGCTATCCCCGTAGTTGGCCCAGCAGAAGATAGCGTAGTGGCGTTTGGCCAAGTTGGCTCAATTGCTTCTACCAGCCGCACAGTGGCGCTGAGTGGTGTATCAGCTCGGGGACAGGCGGGAACGCCAAATTACTTCTACTGGTCAACGATAGATGACAGCAGCACCCCGAACTGGCAAAATGTCGAAATGGTTGTGTAAAGGATATTGATATGGCAGTCACAAATTTTTCCCCTCTTCTGGGCCTTGCGCTGCCTACAACAGGCGACCTGTCCGGCACTTGGGGCACTACGGTCAACGATTCGATCACGCAGTTGCTAGACTCTGCGGTGGCGGGCACCACAACGCTCTCCGTTGACACCGATGTCACCCTAAGCACAACCAACGGCGCGGCCAACCAAGCACGTAACGCGGTCATCTTGTGGACAGCCAGTAACGGCGCAACCACTCGCAACATCACGGCCCCTGCTCAGAGCAAGGCGTACTTGGTCATCAACTCTGGCACAGGTTCTATTGTCATCCGTGGCGCAGGCCCCACGACCGGAGTAACAGTTCCCGCAGGCGCACGCGCACTGGTGGCGTGGAACGGTTCTGATTTCGTCAAGATCGTCAGTAACCCAGTGTCTTTGACAACGGATGTCACGGGCACATTGCCTATTGCCAATGGCGGTACGGGGACCACCTCCACCACGTTTGTAAACTTGGCCACCAACGTCACGGGCACATTGCCAGTGGGTAACGGCGGTATAGGCGCAACAACACTGACAGCGAACAACGTCTTGCTGGGCAACGGCACATCAGCGCCTTTGTTTGTCGCACCCGGAACGTCTGGGAACGTGCTGACCTCAAACGGCACGACTTGGACATCAGCAACACCAGCGGCAAGCGGGGCCTCAAAGGGCCAAGCAATCGCTTTCTCACTCATCTTCGGTCTGTAAGGAACCATCATGGCCAATCCAAACATTGTCAACGTCACGAGTATTCTCGGCAACTCGCTCTCGGTTGCTGTCGGCACGAGCGCCACGCAACTAGCGTCTAACGCCGCTTCCAGTGGCAAGGTCTACAAGATCAATTCCATTGTGGTTGCAAACATTGATGGCACAAGCGCCGCTGATGTCACTGTGAACATCTACTCAGCCGCTGCCTTGGGTGGCACACCGATTGCAATTGTCTCGACCGTCTCGGTTCCGGCAGATGCTTCGCTGATCGTGACCGACAAGACCACCACTTTCTATCTGCTGGAGAACCAGTCGATTGGTGCGATTGCCAGTGCTGCTGGTGACTTGGTTGTGACGGCAAGCTGGGAAGAAATCACCTAAACAGGGATGCACCATGTCTATGCGCTACCCAGCGGGGTTTATCTCCGCATTTTTTAATCCGCTGAAGAACCCTGATGCACCTACGATTGGGACGGCTACAGGGGGCAATGCGCAAGCAGATGTAACTTTTACCGCTCCCGCAAACGTGGGCGGTAGTGCTATTACCAGCTATACCGTTGTCTCAACACCGGGTGGACTTACTGGTAGCGGCGCATCTTCTCCAGTTACTGTGAGCGGCCTAACCAACGGAACAGCCTACACATTCAAAGTTTTGGCAACCAATTCTTACGGCCCAAGTGTATTAAGTGCCGCAAGCAATTCCGTAACACCGTCTTTAGCTATTGGTGATGCTTACGCCGGTGGATTTTATGCAGGTCAAATATCAACGGCTGGAAATGGCGTTGCGGACTATAACTTGGTTGTTGGCCCGGTAGCCTCTGCACAAAACTCAAGCAGAAGATGGAAAACATCAAACACTTCTACCGCTGGAACATCATCAGTTATCAACGGCCCAGCTAACAGTGCGGCAATGAATGATGCTAGTCATCCAGCGGCGCAGTTCTGCGAGGGTTTAACCATTGGTGGTTTTAGTGATTGGTATATGCCAGCTAAAAATGAGCTAGAGGTTTGTTATTTTAATTTAAAGCCTACTACAGATACAAACACTACTTTCCCGAGCGGTAGTGGAACAAATACAAATGCAGTTCCAAGCAGGGGTAGTAATTATCCAAGCGGTGGCCCTCCAACACAAACTACAGCCGCTGCATTTAGGGTAACTACTGGAGCCGAAGCGTTTACGGCTGATAGCTATTGGTCTAGCACCGAATATTCTAGTAGCTACGCATGGCAACAGTATTTTAGTGGCGGCAAACAAGCATACAACATCAAAGCTGATTCTATTCGTGTCCGTGCCGTCCGCCGTGTAGCAGTCTAAGGAACACACATGCCAAGTTACTCAGGTGTTTTTACTTTGCAAGCTCAGATGCAGGCTAAAGCGGCTAACAACTGGCCGCCTTTCCCTCCGGCAATTGGTTCGGCTTATGAGGGTGGCTTTTTTGCAGGTCAAATTTCTACAGCCGGAAATGGTATAGCTGATTACAACTTGGTTGTTGGGCCAGTTTCATCTGCACAAACTTCAAGTGTTCAATGGAAAACATCCAACACTTCAACTGCGGGAACTTCTTCTGTCATTGACGGCCCAGCTAATAGTGCAGCTATGAATGATGCCTCACATCCAGCGGCACAGTTTTGTGAAGCTGTAAATACTGGAGGATTTTCTGACTGGTATATGCCCGCCAAAAATGAGCTTGAAGTATGTTATTACAACTTAAAACCTAATACAGTAAGTAATAATACTTCGTCAGGCATAAACCCTAATGCCGTTCCAGCAAGAGCAAGTAATTATACGGCTGGCAACCCTGCTCAAACTTCTGCCACTAATTTTAAAGATACAGGCGCAGAAGATTTTGCACCTGATTATTATTGGTCTAGCACCGAAAATAGCACCACAAGAGCATGGCTGCAATATTTCCAATATGGCACTCAAAGTGGGTACTATAAAACTTTTGGAAGTTCAGCGGCCCGTGTTCGTGCCATCCGCCGTGTCCCCGTATAAGGAACAACCATGAGTACAAAATATCCCGGCGGGTTTATTGTCAAGAATCCAACAGCCCCAACAACGGCTGCGGCTAAAGGCATCTGGACGCTCAACCAAGTTGCAGAATATACCAAGCAAAACATCTGGCCTAGAACCCCCGGCGCTCCAACGATTGGGACTGCTACGGCTGGCAATACGTCCGCCTCTGTTGCATTTACTCCGTCTACAGACTTAGGTGCTGGCGCAATTACATACACGGCAACATCAAGCCCCGGAGGCTTTACTGGCACAGGATCATCACCTATTACAGTCAGTGGGCTAACAAATGGTACTTCTTACACATTTACAGTTAGGGCCTCAACTCCCGGAGGTACAAGTCCGGCAAGTGGGGCATCAAATAGTGTTGCTCCATTTGAACCTGCACCAACAGTAATTGGTCAAGCCTACGGGGGCGGCTACTACACAGGTCAGATATCAACTACCGGCAATAGTGTAGCAACGGACTATCTTGTTGTTGCTCCTGTGTCTTCTGGGCAAGCGTCTAGGCAGTGGAAAACGAACAACTCGTCAACAGCCGGAACATCATCAGACATTAACGGCCCTGCAAATAGCTCGGCAATGAATGACGCCTCACATCCAGCAGCGCAGTTTTGTAAAGGGCTTGCAATTGGTGGATTTAGCGATTGGTATATGCCTGCCAAAAACGAGTTGGAAATCTCATATTACAATCTAAAACCTACAGATATAAGTAACTTTGAGGCTTCTGGCTCAAACCCCAACGCTGTTCCGTCAAGGGGTAATTATGCCCAGTTTAATCCTTCCAGAACTTCAGCAGTTATTTTCCAAGATGGAGGGGCGCAGGCTTTTGGTACAGGTTATTATTGGTCTAGTACGCAATCTCCCCTTAACTCTTATTACGGGCGGACTCAAATTTTTTATAATGGTCAGCAAACCCAGAACAATAAAACCAATAATTTTAGTGTCCGCGCCATCCGCCGTGTCCCAGTTTAATTTTCAAGGAGCATAACAATGCACATCGTAGTAACCGAAGTTGACCACAACACCCGTATCCCTTGCACTGTTGAACCACAGCGCACAGGGCCATCTATGCCTGCCGTCAAAGGCTTAAAAATCATCTGGCAAGACAAGTCCACATGGCCTGTCAGCACGGACGCAACAGGCACATACCTCCGCGCTCCTAAGTACTACGGTACTTGCGATGACGATGCCGACACAACCATTCCCGGTGTGTTGGAAGTCTTGACCGAGACCGAGTGGAACGAGCGCCGTTTAGCAGAGCATGAGGCCACCAAGCCCTACCCATCGTGGATTGGTTACTTGGACACCATGAGCTGGAGTGCACCTGTTGCTCGTCCTGTGGATGCCATCATGAACGGCGGCAACGTGCGTTATCAGTGGGATGAAGCTACCGTTAGTTGGGTTCCAGCAGAAACTCAAGCATGAAAGAGTTCTTCTTTATCTCGGGACTGCCACGGTCGGGTTCAACCCTGCTGTCTGCGATCTTGCGCCA